CCGGCGGGCCCGGTAGCTCCTGTCGGCCCTGTAGCTCCTGTCGGCCCTGTGGCTCCTGTCGGCCCAGTCGCTCCGGTGGGTCCAGTCGCGCCGGCCGGCCCGGTTGCACCAGCCGGCCCGGTCGCGCCGGTTGGTCCAGTGTCGCCGGTGAGCCCTGTCGGACCTGTCGCACCGACTGGACCTGTCGCACCAGCCGGGCCGGTCGCACCCGTTGGCCCGATGGATCCAGTCGGGCCCGTGGCGCCTGCCGGCCCAGTCGCTCCGGTGACGCCTGGCGTGCCCGAGCTCGCCTGCACCACGGTCAGGATCACCGCCGGCGTGGCCGGTCGCGTCGGGCTCGTCGCCGCCGCCATGTAGTCCAGCGTGATATCGCTGTCCGTGGCGGACATGACGATTTCGAAGTAGTCACCCGCGGCCATGGTGTACACGAAGTTCCACGCCGCCACCTCGGCCGTGTTGTTCCCCTGAATGGCGTAGTCGGTGTTGCTTCGCGGGATGTCGGTCCCGTTGTGTCTGAACCAGACGCTGACATGCTCGGTGCCGCCAGTCGTGTGCCGCAGCTGGGCCGAAAACTGGAAGTTGTAGGTGCCGGCGTTGGTCACCACGATCCTCGAGGTCGGGCTGCCGATGCTGACGCCGGTGGCCTCCTCAGTCGTGTCGTACACCACCGCCGTGGCCGTAGCGTTGCCGATTGTCTGGTCGGCGTTGGCGCTGAAGACGCCGTAGTACCCGCGGGTCGTGACGGCCGTCGGCACCTCGAGAACATCGCCGGTCGTGCCCGTCACCAGCAGCTTGTACTCCACCGTGCCGCTGGTGGTCGTGACCTGGAACCTTACGTACCGGATGCCGGCCACGTAGATCGGCTCCTTCAGGCCGGCCGAGCTGTAATCCACCGCGCCCTGCGGCATCGGCCACCAGGTCTCGTTGTCATTGGACCCTTGCACGCTGATCGTGCCGGCCGCCGAGGCGTCCAAGGGCGTCGAGATCTGCGGCCGGATGGTGGCGTAGGCCTGCACGTCGTAGACCAGGCCGCTGTTGATGCTCGATAGCACCGCCGCCGGGTCGAACTGATCGACGCCGTTGGTGTTGATCGGGCTCAGGATGTCGGTTCGGATCGGCATGGGTTAGTCTGGGTTCACGTCAGGTATGGGGGCACTGTCACCTGGTCCTGCTTCGCCTTCGCCGGCACCAGGCACCAATGGAGGCCGCACGGTACCAGGGCCGCCATCACCGACGCGCAGCTGGATGGCTCGCGGATCAGGCCCACACTCACGGAAGGCTGGGTATTCGTGAAAGTGCCACTGCACCACGTTCGCCGCCACGGCGCCGATCACCAGCTGCCCACGCCGCAGCGCCACCACGTCGATCTGGTCGGGCCACCGCTGCACCGGCGTCTGCCGCTCGAGCCGGTAGATGCCCTCCACGTTGTTGTCGTGAACGGCGATGGTGTAGGTGATGCCGCTGGCCGGCCCAGGGCTCTGGCCCTGAACCTCCACGATGCGGCCGAGGATGAGGCGGGGGTCTGCCATGGTCAGATGATCCTCGAGGCTCCTGGCAGCTCTCGCCAGCCCTCGGGCTCGTAGTCGTAGAGGTCCTGCGGGAAGCACCGCGGCCGCTGGGTCTCGGGGTTGCCGTCCTGCACCACGGCGAAGACGGTGTAGGGCAGCCTTACCGGCACGTCATCCTCGTCGGGCAGGCAGTACTTGATCAGGTCGCTGCCGGTCTCGGGCAGGAAATACGTGCCGTAGTCGATCTCCCAGGTGTAGTTGATGTCGTAGGTGCCGGCGTCGTCCACCTGGCTCACCGTGCCGCCCTCGAAGTGATAGATGCCACCATCCGGCATCTTGTGGAGCTTGTCGGTCTGCTTGGCGATGGCGTCGAAGACCCGCACATCCTGCACCACCACACGCACTTGGAGTGGTCGCAGCACCCGCACCTCCACCAGCTGCTTCTTGGCCAGCTTCCACACCAGCTTCTCCACCTGGTCGCCGTTGCCGTTGGTGCTCAGGACCTGCGACCGCACCGCCATCGGGATCTCCACGGTGGCCTTGCGGCTGGCCCAGCCCCAGTGGTACCAGGTCGGCGCGTCGCGGTTCGGGGCCCGCAGATCCACGAATCGGTTGTCGTTGGAGTACTGACACTCGACGGTGCAAATGCCGCTCTGGTTGGTCGTGACGCTGTAGCGGTCGAGGCGCATCCGCGGATCGTCGGGGTGCGTCGAGTTGAGCTGCGGCACATCCGGCGAGAGCAGGGCCGCCGAGGGCGAGAGGGTCTGCACCACGATCCGCCTCGAGGCGGTCATCTTGCCGGTGCGGTCGCGCCCCAGCTGCTGGGATAGTGCAAGGTCATAGCCAGGCAGGCTCATCCGACGCCCTCCACCACGATGCGGTTCATGTTGGCGCTGGTCGCCATGCCAAGGCCTTGGATCTGTTGACCGAACTGGGTGATGCTGTTGGCGGTCTCGGCGCCGAAGGTGGCGTTGATCTCGGCCCGGATGGCCTTGAGGCTCTGGATCCACGCCTCTTGAGCCTTGCGGGCTGCCTCGGCCTGCTTGCGCTGGGCTTCCTCTTGCTCGGCCCACCACTTGCGGTACTCCTCCTGCTCTTCCTCTCGCTTCTTGCGCTCTTCCTCGGCCTTCTTGGCTGCCTCGTCGGCCGCGGCCTTGGCCCGCTTGGCCAGCTCGTCCGCCAATGTCTTCTCGATGGCTTGGATGGCTGCGGTGGTCTCGCCGGCCTTGGCCAGTCGATCCGCCGCCGCCAGGGCGTTGTGCGACTTGATGATCTCGAGGATGCGGGCCTGCGCCTCGGCCTCGAGCCGCTCCTCTTCGCCCATGGCATCAAGCTGGGCCTGTTCATTGAGGGCGTTGAGAGCCTCGAGCTGCTTGGCGTACCGCTCGGCCTCTTGTGCATCGGCTGCGGCCTGTGCCACGCCACGGATGCGTCTGGCGTTGTTGGCGGTCGCCTGTGCGATGTCGTTTAGATTCTTGAGCTCGTCGCGGATCTTGTTGGCGTCATCGGCCAGTATGCCGGCGAAGTTGGGGAACAGCTCTAGCATCACATTGGTGATTGGCCGGAACTGTGCATTGACCTCCACCAGCTTCTTGTTGAGCTCGTCGAACTTGTCGGCGATCTTCGCCTGGGCTGCCGCTGTGTTGGTCTTGTCGAGGGTGGCCCTGAACTCCTCGGCACGCTCATTTGCGGTCTTGAGCCTCTCGATCACGTAGGTACTGATGGCCTCGCCGATCTTGAAGAAGGTCGTGGCGATGGCGCCCACGGCGAAGACCTTGCCCAGCAGGCCCTGCACCACCTCGATCTGCTCGCCGTATGTCTTCTTGACGCTCTTGAGCTTCTCGCCGAGCTCGGACGTGGCGGCAGCCTGGGCCTTGGTCGCCTCGGTGGCCTTGCCGGCCGAGTCGGCACCCGCGGCGTCCACTTGCGCCTTGGCCTTGGCCACGTCGCCAGTCAGCTGGCTAGTGTCGGCCCGTAGCTTGACGCCGATTTCGATAGGCTCTGCCACCTAGACCTCCAGTTAGGACGCCGTGGCGGTGCTGGCGATTCGCAGGGTGCCCGTCACCCGCACCACGTCGTCCATCCTCCAGCTCAGGCTCAGCTTGGTCCAGAAGGCCGGGAACTCCCACTTGCGGCTGCCACCGACCGTCAGGCGGCAGGTCTGGTCAGGGGTGGCCGATGTGCCGGCGATGTTCCAGGTGGGCTTGGCAATGTCTCCAGACGCCGCCAGCAGGCCGCCGTTGCTCTGCGTCAGGTTGCCCGAGCCGTTGAAGGTGTAGCTGAGCTCGGAGTAGTCGCCGAGTCGCACCCGCTGGCTCAGGCTGGGGATGCCGATGTTGCCGGCGAGAGTCGGATCGGTGCCGGCCTCGACCAGCTTGAAGCTGGCCGCGGCCGAGGCGCCGCTGGTCGGCAGGCTCGGCGGGTCGTTCACGTCGGCCTTGCAGGTGTAGCTGCCGCTCCAGCTGCCGATGCCGCCCGGCATCCACTTGCGCCATCCGGTGGCGGCACCCGTCGCCTCGGTGATCTCGATCTCGGGCCAGGTGATGTCGATGGTCAGGGCGTTCAGGTAAGCCACGTATCCGGTGTTGTACGTGACCAAGGCCGAGATGCCCAGGGGCGGGGTGGTCCGAGGGAAGATGCCCGAGAAGTCCACCGTGCCCGTGCGCAGGCCATGGTACTTCTCCATCATGTTGATGGCCGAGCCCGTGGCCTGCGTCACGTCGATCTCGTTGGAGTCGATCTTGATGGTGGCCAGGTCGGTTGTCATCCGCAGCGCGGTGCCGAACAGATACAGCAGGTCGCCGCTGGCCGCAATGCTGGTGAGGTTGCCGGTCTCTGAGGTGAGCGGGTATGCAAGTGCCATGGGTGGTATCTCAGGGGTTGGTCGCCAGGGCGGTGACCCTAA